AGATAAAGACAAAGATAAAGATGGTCAAGGTTAGTAACCCCGTTGTTATTTGCCTATTGTGCGGTTGGCTATTTGAGTTTGCCGCACAATCAATAATCAACAATTACCACTACACTATAAGCCAGCCAATAGCATCATTGATTTATTCAGCATTATGTTTAATCATATTTTCGATGTATTCAAAGTGTTCAGACAAACTTTTATTGCCATTGTTATTAATGGGCGGCATGTACGGTTTAATACTGCTTTTAACAATGAATGATTCAATCCACAGTGCTATATCTGGATTTATTTGGCGCAACACTATAAACTATAATGTAATATATAGAATTGTAGAAATATTGGTGTTATATAGGATGGTAAAGCGTGAAGGAGTTATTAATAAGTTTTGCAATAATCCTTTTGTGTTTTACAACGCCAATACTTCTAATAACATTAATACTACTGATTGAGATTATCTTTTATGGCCGAAAAAACGTGGGAGCAAGCAAAAATAGAAGGGATTGAATCCCAATTAAACGACCAAAAAACAATACTGCAAAGGGTAGCTGTTGCCATTGAAAGTATAGCTACGCATGATAATCGAATCCAAATTGTAGAATGTAATCAGTCTGACCACGAAGACAGGTTAAGAAGTATAGAAAAGTTAAAGTGGGTTGTTGTATTGCTAACTGTTTTTGTATCTGGATTTATGGCATACATAGGTAAGGCATCGGCTGATATGATGGTAAAAGCACAAGAGCAAAAGCCAATTACATCAGAGCAATTACAAAGCGCCATTGTTGACGCTATAGTAAAGGCTAGTAATTCTAGAGATAAGCAAGACCAGTAAACACAGCGGGATCGTAAAACAAGTCTTTTTTAGTTAGCTTTGCGGGATTATCGATACTTAGCTTAATATTAACAGACTCGTTATTAATCAAAACTCCGTCCTTGTCCACATAAAGTAATCTATCGTAAATTGGTTCACTAACACCCGTTTGATAATTAAGCAGCCTAGCAGTTATCGGATATTTAATAGCACCTAATGGCGTTATCTGCATTAACTTTTGTCTAACCGTTAATCCTATTCTACCAAAAACAATAGTACCCGCCTGAGTGTTATCCGTTGCCTGTGCTGTTATACCTGGCGATTCCATTGCAACCGCTTGGAATGTCACTGGATCACCGTCAAGCGTAAACGTCTTATCAACAAACTGATTGCCAACTAAATTAATATAACCAAAGTCTGGATGATAAAAAACAACGCAATCATAATTAATTACATTAGCCGGACGTTTAGCCCAATATTCTTTTTGTGTTTCGCTGTACGCAATAGTCATTATTCACTTGGCCAAGATTGATTCATTGCTATGTCGATTATATTTGCAGACGTTAACCAATCTGCTAATAATTCATCATTGTCTATATCTTCATCGTTGCTTAATAGTTTAGTCGCATAAATCAAGCCTGAGTACGACCAAACATTATTTGTTATTTGTTGAGGTGTTAGCGGCATTTCTATAAATCTAACCTCGTGACTTATAAATCCTTCCTCTGTCCAAATATCTTTATTAAACGGCTGGCCATTAGAAACCATTCTAATAAATGCGCGAACCGAACGAGCCTCAAGCCTGTTCTTGCATATTATCTCAACACCCCACGTTACGGGTGAATCATCGGTAATTTGCTCAACATATAAAGACCCTGCAAAAGGTTGACTGGTGCCGAACTTCTGAACTTCGCTACGAGTTTTACCTAATTTAAAGTCTGGTAAATTTGACGGATAATTTATGTCAGCCATTATCTAGTTGCCTTTAATTGTGCGCTTGTACTTGATCTCATTGCTTTAGCTACGACACCTTGACCGCGAGTAATTTGGTTAGCCACTTCATTGACGGCCATGCGTATTATTTTACCATCATCAGAAACTTGAGGTTGAGAAACTTCTACACCTGAAGCATTGTTTTCTATGATTACTTGAACGTTAGCGCCACCATTGCCGCCTATTTGGTCTAACTGGTTTTGGTTAAACACTTGCCCGCGATCTCCCGATATGCCGTATAAACCTTTATCAGTCTTCCATACTTCAGGCGAATTACCCTCACCAAGTCGATACATTCCACCGCTTGCAGTTTCACCACCGTTTGCCCTTGCGCCTGTGTAAGTTGCTGAGCCTATAGCAGAAACCAAGTTAGTACCAGAAGTTAAAGCCTGACCCATTGCAGGAATGTTTGACGGGAACGGTAATATAGATGCTTGTGATATTGCCGTGCTTAAATTTAAACCCGCCGTTGCAATTGCAAACCCTTTTGATAGTGCAAATAACGCCTTGTATTCGCCTGATTGTTCACCTTTAAATTGTTTAGCCAAGTCTGACATTGCACCAAATAAACCAGAAACAGAAGAAAATATTAAATTCTGTCTAGCTAGTTCATTCGCTGCCAATTCATCATTGGACTTTTTAATTTCATCATTAGCCTGTTTATCAATAGCAACTAATGCGGCCTTGTATTCTTCCTCTTTTAATAAATTATTAGCTCGTAATTCGTCTAGCTTTTCTATTTCATTAGCTAGTTTTTGAATTGGATCATCATCACGAGTGATAATACCCTGAGCAAATGCAGATGCGCCTTTTTTGTCGTTTTCTAGTTTTGCGGCGTTTCTAGCATCATCGGCTGCTGATTTTGTTTTAAATTGACTTATAGATTTTGCAAGTTCCGCATTTTTCTTTTCTTGCTCTAACTGGTCTTTTTGCGCTTGCCTAAGTTCAAATATCTTGTCAATTTGCGCTTGTATATTTGCAGGTATTTTTTCACCTGCAGCAAGGTTTAATTGTTGTGCAACACCATATTCAAACGCTGCCTGTTCACCGTCACGTAATGCAATTATCTGTGCTTTTAATGATAGGCTTAATGCGTCGGTCGCCTCTGTTAAATCAGCAACGTCTTTTAATTGTTTTTCTTCTAATGCCGCATCAAATAACTTGTCACGTTGTACGGTTAACTTTTTGAGTTGTTCTTCTGCGTCTGATAACTGACTTGCTGTACCCACTAACTGAGATACAGTAGATTGACTTTGCGGGCCTTTACTTAACTCAAGCAATGACTTTTTAAGAGTCTCTATGCTTTTTTCTGTTTTGGTTATCTCTGTTTCAATTTTACCTATCTCAACTTGAGTAAAGGTATCTTTTGATTCTTTATCAGTCTCTTTTAGGTTTTTCTTAAATAACTCTAACTGTTCATTTAGTTTTTCTAGTTCTGTTTTTCCGTCAAATAATGCAGGGGCTAAAGTGCCAGCAATAGCAGCGGCGAATGCGGCAACCACACCGATTAAAGGTGCACCCATAACAATACCGATATCGGCAGCCTGCGCCCCGAATGCTTGAAATGCGTTTTGCCCACCCTGTATTTGTCCAACTAATTGTTGCAACTGGATGCCTACTTGTCCAGTACTACGACCCATATTAGCTAAACCCTTTGACACTCCCTTTGCGGTTTGTGACATTTGGGCGGTCATTACTTTAGCTTTGCCGGTGGTCGCATCGTATGACTTTGATATTTGACCAAATGCGTTAACGACTTTATCTTGATGCGCTTTAACTGTTCTTTCGGCTGCTAATAACGGCGAGGTATCAGCATCAACGGTGTACGATATTGTACCTGTATCAATTGTCATTAACTTCTAGCCTCATTAACTTTGTTAGCCCATTCCATAGTCTCGTCATATTCTTGGTCGGTAGGGAATGAAGATTTCTTTTCAGGGAATTTAATCGCGATCATACTTTGGAATCTAGTCATTGATAAGTTTAACGCCTCTGATTCAGACAGCCCTAAATGTAGCATAGCCATATCAACAATTTCAGACGCATCAAATTCTTTACTAAATTCACCTTTCTTTTTTTCTGTGTCGCTTGGCTTGCCGATAATCATATGTTTCATTAAATGGCGAGCTATTGTGATAACGTCATTAACAGGCATAGCGCCTTTGACGTAATTCACTCTATTTTTGCTAGGTGCTTCGTAGCCTATCAGTTTTGTAATGTCTTCTTTACAGCAAGCATTTAAAACTAATAATGCAGCACGTAATACCTTTTTTGTTTGTGTCCTAAAATAGGACTTCTGGCTTATAAAGTCTAGGTTTGCACCTATCAAATGTAAATCTCCGAATACACTAATCACATCAGACGGTGAACCAATGTTTATACAATTACCCATTGTGGGTTTAAATATAAAACTGCCAAAGTCTGACTTAATCTCTACATCACCAGAATTCACACGGATCATGATTTATAAAGTACCAATTCAAGTAAATCACCACCAGTTATCGTAGTAGTACCTTGTAAAAAGTCTTTAATGGTTGATAACACAACAAACACAGTGCCGCCCGCTGCAACTTCAACATCATAACCGCTAGTTACATCGATTGGATCGCCTAAACCCGGGCATGATACAGTTGTACCAGTACCAGTTAAGTTTGCCGTTAATGTTCCCGCTGTTGGATTGTAAAACGTTGCTAGAATCGTTTCGGATGCTGAGTAAGTCAATTCATCCGATGCGCCTAGTGTGTTTACTGTTGGCGTTTGTGCGCCGCTTTGTTTGGTGCTTGTTTTAACTAATGTAGCCATGATTGTTCCTTATACAACTGGTGTATCTTCAACGATAACGCCAAAGTCGCTTGATGTTGCTTTTGCTGCAAATGAGTAAGTAACCAAGTCACCGTCTGGTGCAGATCGAGAGCCTGGATCTGTCATTTGGCAAAAAGCAGTTATTGTAATATCTGGGAAAGTTTGACGAACCCAAATCCACGGTTGACGACCTGCGCTCATTTCTGTTGCAAAGTATTTTACTAGCCCTGCATGATTAGATAGCGCGCCATCCGATTTACGACATTTACCGTCACCACTTGTTTCATAGTTCAAGAAAGTCATAATCGACTGTTTTACATTATCTGTATTATCGTCTGCTGTTCCGTCCACTTCATCACCAGAAAGTGTAAATGATTTAGTGGTCATTGCACCAATTGGCACAAAGTCGGCTGAATCTGGTCGCGTTGACGGACATGCATTGGCAAAATACACATCCATAGCGCAAACGCGCCCGACATATTTATTAGTTTCGCAATTTACTGACATAGTTGTTTCCTCGTATTTAGTCTGATTCATTGTATCACTAGGGTTAATAATATAAAAATAATTGTTTTACATGTTGCTTTTATCTAATTTATGTATATTATTGTGATTAATTAAACAAAACAAGTGAGAGAAAGATGAGTGAAACAGAATTAAACAAAGGTAAATTAAAGCCAACAGGTAAAACAATAGAGCAGTACATGGAAGGTGTAGAAATTCCAGATTACTACACCGATAAAGCAGAAGCATTTGAGGGTATGTTTTACAGAAAAGCATATTTTTTAAATGGCGAGATTTACGAGGTTGAGTGCGAAGATTACGACGATGGTGACGACATATTCAACGCATCAAGAAATGAAGATGGATCGATTGATTTTCTTCTAAAATATTACAATGGCGGGCGTGGCTTTTCTGAAGCGCTAGATTACGCAATAAAGAAACTAAATGACTAAACTTACTTCATAGCATTCAATGAGTGCTATGTGTTGAGTAAATAACAGGAATTATTATGAACAAAGCAGAAATAATGAAAGAGTTTAGGGCTTCTCAACAGTGGGTACTTGATACGTTTAACAGTGACAAAGTTATATTTGACGCTACAAAACAACTAGTTATTAACACAGAATTAAA